TAAGTTGAACCTTCAAGATATTTCTGTTCAAATGACAGCAGAACACACAAATGAAATAATATTATCAGATAGTATTAAATTATATTTAAGATATCCACTTCTAAATGATGTTAAAGGTGTATTAACAGTTCAAAGTAACGCATCTGTGGTGTTTTCAATACTAAATAATTGTGTACAAGAAATACATCACAATGATAAAATATATCATAGAGTTGATATTAATGATGATGAACTTAATGAATTTATTGATTCTTTAACTAATAATCAATTAGATTCAATTATGAAGTTTTTTGACAGTATGCCTAAACTTCGTCATGTAATAAAGGTTACCAATCCAAAAACAAAGGTTAAAGGTGAGGTTGTGTTGGAGGGCCTCTCAAATTTTTTAGAATAAGTCTCGTTCACGAGACTCTGAGTAACTATTTTAAAACAAACTTTTCTATGATGCAACATCATAAATATAGTTTAAGTGAGTTAGATGAGATGATGCCTTGGGAAAGAGAAATTTATGTTGGTTTGTTAATGGAACACATAAAAAAAGAGAATGAAAGGATTGAAAAAGAAAATCAAAAAATGAAGGGATAGTTTTATGGCAGATAAAATAACTAAAACTGTTGATGATGAGATTGCGAAAAAAGATTTAAATGGTGATGGACACATCTCTGCACAAGAATTAGAGATGGACTTGGAATTTAAAAGAAAAGAACTAGAGGACGCAGATGCAAGACGAGATGCAATGAGAAGAATGGCATGGTTCGCATTAATGGGTATGTTAGTGTATCCACTCGGTATCGTAATTGCAGACCTTATAGGATATGAAACAACAGGACAATTATTAGCAGATATTGCACCTACATACTTTGTTGCAATCTCAGCATTAGTAGCTGCATTCTTTGGTGCAAATGCATATGTGGATAAGAAGAAGAAGTAATGGCTGAAATCACCGAACAAACCTTTCAACAACTTATAGATGAACAAAGAAGAACGACTCAAGCGTTAGGTAAAGTTTCTTTATTACAAAAAAATAATGTAGAGGTAATAAAAGATGATGTAAAACAAGGTGAATTATTTGGGCCTCCAACACTTGAACAAAGTAAAAATGTTTCTAATCAACTAGAAAAAAATGAAGATAAAAACACCACATTATTACAACAAATATTAGAAAGTGTTACTTTAATAAGTAACAAGTTTGGACTTTCAGAATCAGAAAAAGAGTCTTTACGAAAAAAAGAGGAGTTTAAGGATAGTAAATTTTTAGAAGGACTTGATGGATTTAAAACTGGCACTGAAAATGTGTTCAAAAGTATGGGTAAATTCTTTAAGGATAACAAAGGACTTGCGTCAATATTAGGTTTAAGTTCTCTAATATTTTTTTTAAAGTCCGACACCTTCTTCAAATTTTTAGGTTACTTAGATGAAAAACTCATACCTTCAATCGTAAAATTTTTTAAAGGTATTGATAAAATAGGTGCGTTTATAGATGAAAAGTTAGGTATTGAAGGGGGGACTACTGGGTTTCTTGCAAAGTTAGGTTTAGCAGCTGTTGCTCTTATTGCATTTACTAGACCATTAAAAACTCTTAAACTTTTACTTTTAGATTTACCATTTGCAATTTTAAGTAGAGGATTTAAAATATTTACAAAGATAAATTTTGGAAAGTTAGGTAGAGGTGTATCTAAACTTTTTGGGATTTTTGGTAAAAAAAATAGAACTAAACTTGCAAGGGGTTTTGGAAACTTTACTAAAAGTGTATCAGGTTTAGGTAGTAAAATTGGTACTGGTGCTAAAGGACTCGGTAAAACAGTTGCTGGAGTTGGTAGTAGATTAGGTTCTTTGGGAGGTGTTGCTGGAAGAGTTGGACTTGCTGGTCTTGGTCGTGCAGCTTCATTTGCAACTGGCCCTGTTGGTCTTGTAATTGGCGCTGGGATAACAGGTATTATTGGTGGTGTTAAAGCAGGTATGAAAAAAGCAGAAGATGAAACTGCGACTAAAATGGATATTGCAAAGGCAGCATTAGTCGGTGGTGCAGTTGGTATTCTTACATTAGGTATGGGAAGTCCAGAGGGTGTATCTAAATTTTTTAGTGGTATTGGTGATAAGATAGGTGAAAAGTTTGATGCATTTAAGGAAATGTTACCAACAAAAGATGAACTTAAAGAAAAGATGGCTGGTTTTGCAGAGGGCCTAAAAGGTAAATTGAGTGAATTAGGTGATAAATTTACATCACTAAAAGATGATATGATTAGTAGGTTTGAAGACATAACAGGAATTGAACTACCTTCATTTGAAGATGTATCTGAAAAAATTAAAAACTTTGGTGCAGACTTGAAAAAGAGAGTCATAGATGCAATACCAACAAAAGAGAAAGTCAAAGAGTTTGGTGGTAAACTTTTACAGTTTGGTAAAGATTTAATTAAAAAAGATGCAACTAAAGAACAAATAGATACAGCAGTTGCAGCTGCACTTCAAAAACATTTTGAACAGTTTCATGCAATGGGTGAAAACGCATTAAATAAAATGGAAGGTGGACAAACAACTGTTGTAAATCAAACTACAGTAGATGCATCAAATAACTCAAAGATGGAGTCGGTGCAACATAATATAAAACAAATTAGTCACACTGACCCCACCCAATTAGCTGTTGCGAATGCACAGTAATTATGCGTTTGCAAGTTTGTTAAAGTAATCCATAGTATCTTCTTCGTCCTTCACCTTATTCTCTACAGGTTTAGTATCTACTTTAGGTGATGCAACAGGTTCATCTTCAACTGTCTGATTACCTACAATAGTTTTACCAGAAAGAACTGCATCTAATCTTGTCTTGAGTTCTTCATAGGACTTGAAGTTACTTGGTGCAGTGAAATCTGCAAGAGGATATTGTTCTTTCCATATTCTCTCGATTGCACTGTCGTCATCTAGAATAGGTGATGGTTTTTCAAACTCTGACTTATCATAATTCCAGAAACCATCTACTTTTCTAATCTTCAACTTAAAGTTTGCACCCTTCCAAAAGTCAAAAGGATTGATAGGTGACTCATCTTCAAACTCAGGTTGCATTGCAGCCATCAGTTTGTCAAATATCTTCTTACCATATCTAAACAAGAAAACTTTACCCTCATTGTCTTTGTTCTTACTGTCTGTAATCACATAGATGTTTGAGTAGTATGATAACTTTCTCTTTTGTTTTCTTGCAATCTCTTTATCGGTTTCTACACCAGAGTTCCACAATGAACTGTTGTACTCTGATACAGGGTCTTTTTGGTTCAAGGTTGTTAGTGAGTTCTCAATAAACCACTGACCAGTTGGCCCTTGAAACGCATGACTCCAAAGTTTAGTCCAAGGCAAGTCTTCACCTTCCACTGCTGGTAGAAAACGAATGACTGCGTAACCATTACCTGTTGTATCAAGTTCTGGTTTCCATAGTCTTTCATCTACATAGGACTTTTTTTCGGTTGGGTCTTTTTCGTCTTTCTTGACTGCGTTGATTAACTTGTCAAGAGTGTTAGTTGACTTTAACTTATCTAACGACATTATTTTCTCCTTATGTTATCGTATGTTTTGTATAGTTCTTCGTATGTTAAAAAATTTACATTACGAAACTTTTCGTTCACACTATCTAACGAAGTATGAACAGGATTAATCCAGAAAAATTCTACATCTTTAAACTCTCCGAAGATAGCTCCAAGTTGTAAATTCCAGTTTACTGGATTGAACCCCTTTGCATATTCAGGTAGATAATTCAAACTACCTTTATATATGTTATTTAGTGGACTATCATAACTGGATAAATCAAATCCTAACATATAAACCTTTGTTGCACCCTGTTGACATGCGAGGTGTATTGCAGTCGCACCAGCACACCATTCTCTAGGATACTCTACATTCTTTATTTTATTTTCTCCAACCCAAGTGATGTATAAACCCACATCTTTTTCTACCTTAAGTTTGAGGTCATTGTAATCTAAATCTGGGTTCTTGTCAAGTGCTTCTTTAATATTGTTCTCAGCAGTCTTTGGGTCTTTACCTTGTATGACACAATCTGTTCTATCTATCTTCAGTGTTTCATGTATCATGTGTGGTTCAAAATCTAATTTCATTGTGTTTAATAACATTTCATCTGCACTTGGTATTATACTCCAATCTGTAAAGTAACAAACATTCTCTCTTGCATATCCAGAGCTTTCTATCTCTTGTTGCATTGCGTAATCGACTGATACAAGGTTATCTACTTTCATATCACGATAGATTGCGTTACACCCCCAAGTTGTAAAGTCACTCATAAACTGTAGTTGGTCAAACTGTTTTCTCGACTCACCATTTCCATAAACAATTACTTCCATACTTTTAAATCCTTATAAGTTAAAAATGTTACATTCTTACAGTCAGTAAATTTATCCATAAGAAGTTGTTCCTCTAGTGATTTTGTCACCCAATAAAAATTTACCTTTGGAAACTTTCTAAACACTTTCTTGTTTTGTGTTTGCCAGTTGATACTATCAAATCCACTTGTAGCTGCAGTGTTAGGTAGATGTGTAGTTTCTGGATATAAATGACTAAGTGGTTTATCTAACACAGACAAATCAAATCCCATCATATAAACATTCTCTACACCCTGTTCACAGGCCAACCACATTGCAGTTGCACCAGCATTACGACCTCTAAAGTTTTTTATATCATTGACCATATCCTCTTGTAACCAAGTGATATACAAACCTACATCTCTCATAACCTTTGGTATATTCTTGTATTGTTCTAACTCTGGGTCTGTCCATTTAAGTTTAGGTAGTTTACCTTTGATTACAACTCTATTACTTTCGTTTCTCTCATTCTCAAAGATGTATTCTTCTGGTACACCTTGTTTGATTAAGTCAATAAGCTCTGAACTATTCGTAGAACTTTCTAGTAAGTCTATGTTTTCTTGGATATGCCAGTCTAGAAACCAACACTTGTTTTTAAATGCGTATCCAGACTTATAGACTTCATGTTGTCTTATATAATCCACACAAACTAGATTGTCAAGTTGCACACCTTCTTCATAGATACGATTGCAACCCCAAGTTGATGTGTTGTTAAATTTTCTGGTAATATCCCATTCTTTTCTAGACTTACCATTACCATAAATCAGTGCATTTTTAACTTCTGTCTTTTCCATAATAATTCTCCACATCAAATGTTTTCATTATATCTTTACCTTTTACAGCGTGATAACTATGTAATCTTATCTTTGTAGTTTTTATCTCTAAACAAATAAACCTTCTTGGATATATAGATGGTTTTCTTGCAGTAATTTTATGCCAACTATCTGGTGTATTAGGAAAGAGTATAACTTTGTTAGGGCCGTAGTCAAATGTCACTTCTTCTCCAGTATGTGGATTACCTAATATTAAATTACCACCATCATCTTTCTCTTTTACATTTTTAAAATACCATAGTCCTGTTACAATCTTATTACCTAAATCTAGATGCCAGTCACGCAGTGGATATCCTTTGTCTGTAACTGGATTTTCTGAATAGGTAAACTTTATGTCATTACAATCTATTGTCTTTTTTAGATTAGGATAATACTTTTTAAAAATACCTAACTTCTCTGATTCGTTCTTTACTTGTAGTCCTACCTCTGTAAGATAGTTAACAAGTATGTCATCTGTTATCTCTATATTAGAACGATTTTTAGATATGTTATATGATTTAAGTTTCTCATCTGTTTCCCATAATTTAAATGCGTGATAATACATCTCTTCATCTAGTGAACCAACAAAATGTGGCCAGGGTGTTTCTTTGTATTCTATGTTCATGTAATCCTCATGTCATCTAAAACTTTTGATTGTTTATATTTTCTATTCTTCATGTTTGTCCAAACTAAACTTTCTGGTACATGGTAGAGTTGGTCACAGTCTTTACAATAAGGTATGTCATCAAATCGTTCTTCCTCATGTGCTTTTCTTAACTCTTGATACTTGTCACCATTATATACTTCTTCTATTGTCTGGTCATCTAAGTGTCCTAATGTTGCAGACGCATCATTACCTAATACCATACAACATGCAACTACAGCACCTTGATGTTTACCTAATCCACCAGCTCTCACTTGTAACATAGGTTGAAACGGTCTACCACAACCTCGTCTGTCTTCTTTTCTTCTTTTGTATTTACCATCATAAGAACCACTCCAATTATGCATCAACCATATCTCTGCATCTATACCAGTGTAGTCTACCCAGTTCTTTCTTAACTGTCCCACCTCATAATCTTTTTTACTTGGGTCTAATATAAGGTGTTGTGATTGCACTCTTGTTCTTGTACCTTTAGTTTGTCTAACTAAATTCTTTACATTCTCACGAACTTTATTGAAGCCATTTGTTCTCATCATTTGTTCATATGTCTGTTCATTATATCCAACGACTGATATTTTAAATATATCAATCTTACTATCAATCACTCTGTCTATTAAGTAATCATCTAAATTATATCCATTACTTAATGTTGTACATTGTATATTCTTTTTCTTAATATATTCTATACAAGGTATAAAATATTTGTTCAATGTGGGTTCACCACCCCCATGTAAACTAATAGATTCAACTCCATGTTCGACTGCGTCATCTACAATCTTCATAAAGTTCAACCAACTTAGAGCCTTCTTAAACTCTCTTTCTCTTCCCTTTTCAGAACCTTGTGGGCACATTACACAAGAGTAATTGCACCCACCAAACAGTTCCATATCAAGTTGTCGAAGTTTCACTTGGTCTCCTAAATGGTGTCTTTCTTCTTGGTCTAAAACCCTTTGGCCATTCTGGAGTTCTTGATGCAAGTTTCTTACATCTCTCTGCAAGTTCTTGATTCTTCACTTGTAAATCTGCACACTCTCTTTCGAGTTGTTTGATTCTTTCTTTTTGTTTTCCACACTTGTATTCGAAAAACGCTTCACTTCTTTTTGACATATTTTACCTCACGAATAAAATTGGTTAATAAAAGTATTAAGTATCATAGTACACTTCTTCTTATCGTATGTCAAGAATTTTTTATAATCAAACATTAGTTTTTTTACCTTAGGCCACACCACATCATTTTTAAGATGTTTATTCCATATCTTTGTAAAGTTACTTATATCGTTTAATATAACAAGTGTTTCGATTGATACTCTTTTACCAAGATACTCTTTGAGAAGTAAAGGGTGTTGTCCATCTTCGACACCAAGAATATTTGGTTTACCTATGTTATGTAATTCTTGTTTAAAATTATAACTCACACTCTGTGTCCTCTTTTTCCAATCAAAATAATTTTCATCATTGAAGTCACCTAACCAGCCTTTTGTATTACAAATAAAATTAGATACTAAGTAATCTAGTATCACATCTTTCTTTTTATATTTTCTTTGAATTTTGACAAAAAATAATCTGTCGTTTCTTTTCCAGAATGAGTCTTTTGTTGCAGAGGACTTACCACCATATTTAATATAATCATAATCACCTTTTCCAAAATGTGCTTTCAACGCACAGTACATCAAATAAACATCTACAGCTTGCATTATCTCATAATTGCAATAACATCATAGCCTGCATTTAAAAATAATTTAACAATTCTATCATTGGAAATACCATCTTCGTCATCTCGAAATACATCTGCCATCTTAATTATAACTCTACCATTGTTTAAATTAACATCAACTTTCTCTACACCTGGCTGTTTCAAAAATACTTTCTGTATTGATTGAGCACAAAAGTCACACACTAAACCTTCGACATCTACATGAATACTTTTTGATACAGATGTAAAACTCAGAAAGAATGTTAGTAATATAATTATAATATATTTCATATTGGTAATGTCGCAACTTTAGGTAAAAAATTTAACTCTCTTGCATTCGCTTCTATCTTTTCCTTAAGACCTTTAGTAATTAGACTTGATACCTTTTCTGGTTCTATCTCATTATCTTTACAGTAAAGTAATACTGCGTCCATGTGTGTAATATCTTTCTCTTTTGCGATTCTTTCAATCTCAAGTGAAAAAACTTTTGGTGTTTGTAAATCCATAATATCCTCTAGTAGTGGGGGAATTGCACCCCCACAGTGTTATATCTCAGCGCAGGCGTAACAGTTGATTTCTAATCCAACACTGATTTCTTTTATAGTAGGTGTCTTCCACATACTTTTCTCCCTTACGGTTAAGTTGGTGAGTATTCTGTTACTAGGAACTCACCAAAACCCTATCAGAACTACGCAGCTAGTGCGTATTCTTGAGATGCAAAATTATCGTTTGCATTTACTTTTTTGAACTATAAAGCGTTCAACCTATAAATCTCCATTTCACTACAATACCAGTCGACCCTAATTCACCCCCTAAATCGGAGTTATATAGAGTTGGTGGAGGTGGAGGGAATTGCACCCTCGTCCTGCCTATCTTCGTTCCATTTCAACGAATTGTAACTTTATATATATCATGTTTCTTCTTTAGTGTCAATGGTGTATATTGGTCTAATATGTTTATCGTAAAACTTTAGTGGTGTGCCTGGACTAATAGTATTCCATATCATCATTGTAAATAAATATATGAACCATAATATAAATGGTATGTAGATAAATCTTAACCACATTAGAATTTTATCGCATGGTCTATAAAAAATGTACCAGCTTCTAAACCTTTACCACTTCTTTTTCTTTCGTATGCAAGTTTTAATTTACTATTGTTATAAAATTGTTTACCTACATATAATCTTAATTTAGAACCACCACTTTCATTATCCATATCGTGGTAATATCTGTATCCTAAAGAAAGTTTGTCATCTGATACTACATAAGTTGTTAATAAAAATAATATTGCAATCATAAAAAATTTCATAATCTTATCCTATAATATGGTGGAGCCA